GGAACAGAGGTAATAAAAAAAGCCCACGAAGAGAATCGTATCATATTAGGCTCTCACTTAGATTTACACGAAATAATTTTAGCTAAATAAGATGGACAGCGTAACACTAATATTCAGGACAGATTCTTGGCATACCAACAGTTCAAAAGAACTGATTGGAGTAGCTACACTTGATGAGCATAAAATGACCATCTTACATACGGCTGCGAGAGTTGATAAAGTAAAATTCAGTAAGGACGATTATTACAACCTTGAGAGTATAAGCCAAACTCAGGGTTATGCAGGAGAAGGCGAGTTCGTTATTGAAGAAGTAGAAACCGATAAATTTTTATAAGATGAAGAAGGTAACCAAAAAAGCGCAACAAGACTTATTGAAAGATAAGTTAAGAACAAGCAGAAAATGGGCTATCCAAGGTCTTATGAGGATTTACGAATTTCAGTCTCCTGCAGAACAAAGCACTAGGAATACCATTGAGATAAATGGAGCAGGTTTCACGGCTTTTGATGCTGAGATACTAACTTCCTTAGCGATGCAATGGAAAGGCTCTCAGAGTTTGTCTGAGAAGCAATGGGAGTTAGTTTTAGGTAAGATGCCGAAGTATTGGAGGCAGCTTTTAGAAATAAGCGATAAAGAGAAATTAAATAAACTGATAGCAGCATGAGCGAATACAGCAAATTAGAACAGCGAGTGGTAAGTATTGATAAGCCCCTACTTAGGGAGCAGAAACAGTTTTTACTTAATCTGAGGCCATCTAGTGTGGTTACAGCATCCGATATGGATTACATTGAGGGGTTAATATCCTTGGTGGATTCTCTACAGGATGGGATGGTAGAAGATTTAGGTATGTCAGAAGATGAAGTATTCGCATAGTGTGATAGGGAATTAGTATTTTTACACTCCCTTGTTATTGGAAAGCCCGATAAGTTTTGTATTTTTACAACTCTTAAAGGGCTTTTTTATGTTCGAGAAAATTTTCCATCAATTCAAATCTTTTGCCGTTCCTTTACTTGCTAAGAAGCAGGCAGGAGGGGAGGTCTCTTCCACCTCAGGTAGGCAAACTGTAATGGAGGACTCTAGCTTCTCAGTATATGATGGACTAAAAGAAATATACCCTGAGTTCAATCCTGAGTTACTACAAGTCATACGGAAGTTGGCTAAGTACAATGGAGACGTATCACAAGCTGTAGAGAATATTGTACAGTTGGGTAATACTAAATTCCATCTCAAAATAGAGGGTCCCGATGAGGATGCGGCTGCGGAGATGGCGGTTGTTTTAAAAGAATCTCTTAAAAAAGTTTATCGAGGGGGTCTTTTGGTTTTAATCAATGATCTTTTGGCTAATGCTGCTACCAATGGAGTAATTAGTTCAGAGATAGTTCCGTCAAAATCTTTGGATGGAGTTTTCAGAGTTTACTTAGTGAATCCTGAGACTATAAAATTCAAGTACGATGAGGAAAAAGAGGACTACGTTCCTTTCCAACGTTCCAATGTATTCTCAGGCGGTAGCGGAGATAAAAAACTCAATGAGGTAACGTACAAGTATTATCCTATGAGGAGGTTTAGCGAAAAGCCTTATGGAGTCCCACCTTTCTTGGCAGCACTTGAGAACGTAGCCTTGGAAAAGGATATGATGGATAATTTCAAGTACGTGGTAAAGAAGCTTGGATTATTTGGGTTCTTGGATGTGCTGATTAAAAAACCTGCGAAAAAGACAGATGGGAAATTAGAGAGCGATGCAGATTACGAAGCTAGATTATCCACTTACCTTGATGAGCAGGCTTCCGAGATTCAAAAATCCATGAGTAAAGGATTTGTAGTAGGTTACGAGAACAGTCATAAGTTCAATATGCAGGGAAGCTTGCAAAACAGTATGGATATTTCTTCATTGTTCCGGTTAGTTCAGGAGACTAAAATGAGCGGTCTTAAACAGGACCCTGCTATGTTAGGACGTAATTTTAGCACTACAGAGACGTTTGGGAGGGTTATACTAGCGAAACTAGGGACCCAAATACGAAACTACCAAGCGTTAGCTGCTACGTTCTTAGAGGACTTGTTTAAGCTTCAAGCGGATTTGTTAGGTTTCGGCTACGATAGCATGGAGATTATTTTCGATGCTCCAATGTTAGGAGACCAAGTGAGGGAGCAGGAGGCTAAGGGTAAGAAAATAGATAATGCTACTGCTTTATACAATGCAGGTATCATTTCACAAGATCAGAGAGCGCAGGAGTTGGGTTACGATGAGCCTGACCAAGAAGAGCCTAGATTAGGGGGAACTCAGGAGGCAGAGGAGGGAGATAATAACAACTCCAACCCGAATAACCCTTCCAATGATGACGACCCCACAGATGCTAAGACTACCTCAGCAAACGTAAAATTCATGCGAGGTCAAATAAGGCAGTATAACGTTGAGTTTGACTATGGGGACAATTGTGGGTGCGAGGTGCATAGTTACGCTCGTAGAGACGATGTATCAGGCGAAGAGGAGGGTTATTTGAGCGATTCCCGTGGGAATTATTCAAAAGCTATAGCTACTACAGTTAAATCCATTGCTGAAAGGCTCAGAGATTTAGGAGCCAATGCTACTTTACAGCAAGTAACCGATGCTACTTTCTACCACTTGTACAAGGATTGGAACTCTAGGTTTACCAACAAACAGGAGGCAGTAATTAAGAGATGGGTTAAGCGTGCTTATACTAAGTATAGAAACCTAAAAGACTCATTTCCAACAGGTTATGACGTACCTGATGCTACCTTTGATTTGGTGGATTATAGAACTATGCAGTATTACCTTAACAGCGATAAATTCTACCTTGGTAAATTCATCACGGATGCAGATACCACTAGGAAAATAACTGAGTTTATCAAAAAAGAGTATATAGCCAATGGTAATCCTGCTGTAGGTCCTAATGCTGTTAAGTTATTTAGAGAGAAGTTTACTTCTGTTTTAGAGGGAGAGGATTGGAAAATATCTAGGATAATATCTACTACGGTAAACCGTTTAAAGACTAGCGCAAACATTGCGTACATGCAACAGGCAGGCGTTGAGAAATTTATAATTAGAGGAGTAAACGACCAACTGCAGTGTGCCTATTGTGCAGAAATGCAGGGTCGAACATTTTCAGTTAAGAAAGCTTTTAACAAGGTAGAGAAGCTATCTCAGTCGGCTCCCGAACTTGTTAAACAGGATTCCCCTTTCATTACTTCCAAGTTTAAGAACGCAGATGAATTAAAAGAATTTTTAGAAATAAGCAGCGAAGAGGCTCTTCAAGACAGCGGTATAGCTGAACCCCCTTACCATTCAAATTGCCGAGACCGTGTAGTTGCGGATATATAGAAATTACTAAAAATGGAGAACAGACAAGATGATAAAGTAACCTTCGTTGTTAAAAATTGGAAAACAGCGTTAGCTTACGTATTAGTGGCAGCTATAGGGGCCTTAGGTAATTATTTCTTTCAAAAACTTGGGGTTGACAAAGAGATAACTATTAAGCAGTTAGAGCTTATAGATATGGATAAACAGCGTGCAGCCGATGCCATTATTTTAGCTGATGAGATAAAAAGGCTCAAGAAGCTAGTTTTGAAAAAGCTACTTTTATATTCGATGAATTGGATGCTTTGTTAGAGAATACAGGTGCTGTTAGAGCCATTGTAATAAACGTTCACAATGGAGGGAGAGAGATAAGAGTAGGAGGCGAAAAAAAGTTTGATATTTTATATGAGGTTAAGGCAGGCAGTAATATCAAGAAAATAAAAGACGACTTTGTGAATTACCCTTTGGATGAAGGTAATATCAGATTAATACAGAAAGCTATTGAGGTTCAGAACGTAGCTATTCATGTACCCGACGTAACTGAAAGTGAGTTGTTGAGTAACTACGAAACTCAAAGCACCCTTGGGTTTTTGGGTATTAATTCGTTAACCTGTAAATACATAGGTTTGGATAGGGTAACTAAGCAGAATATGTTTTTCTTGTACTTGAATCACAAAGAGGCTAATCCTTCTCAAGGTAATGATTACATAGTGAATTATACTAGTCGTGCAGGCAGAAAAATAAGAGAAAAAATAAATGCTTATTAAGATGGCTAAAGTTTCTAAAATAGAGAATACTCAAGCTAAACAAAACGAGGGCTATGATTTTTGAAAAGCCAAAATATATTTAGTCAAAAAGTTTTTGTAATATTGCTATAATGAAAAAAAGAGTATCCAAGTTTAGTTTTTCTAAAGAGGGTTTACAACGTTCTACTGTATCACTTGACTATGCAGGTATTTCTCTCCCAAGGACTAATGCTGCTGATTTAGTGGCAGAGACTTACGATTTAAGTACTCCATTAATGTCTTTCGGATTCTTGGGCGGTAACGGTCCCGAGGGGTCGCACCCTAATTTAACTAGGGCGGACTTATTGCCCAAACCTGAGGATTTTGTAAAGCAGAATTTCAGGTTAATCTCAGCAGGGATTGTAGCAGGGGGTACTTGGAGGTCAACTGATTTTTCTAAAGCAGGAGTTTTGAAAGCATCTATGCCATTAATCCTTGGTAAAACTGTTTACAAAGATCATAATACCGATACTGATGATTGGGTGGGATTAGTAGAGGCAGTATCATGGGATGGCGGATATTCTGATGAGAAAGGGGAGGTTCCGGCAGGAATTAATGGATTATTAGCTATTGATGCTAAAACTAATTACAAAGTAGCGAGGGGAGTTTTAATAAATTCCATCTACAGTAATTCAGTTACAGTAGAGTTCGAGTGGGAACCTTCTCACGATTTATCGAGCAGCGACTTTTCATTTGAGGATAGAGTAGGAGAAATACATGACGTAGAATCGTTACGAAGGTTATAGATTATTACGAAACTTCTCTAGTATGGATGGGGGCTGACCCTTTTGCTAAATTGGTTACAGAGGATGGTAAATTATTGCATTCTGACAACAAATCATTCAGCATAAAACCTACAGAGGACGAGAAGAGCAGTTATACGAACTCAAAAAAGTTTAACGTAAGCTTTGCAATGTCAAAAAATGTGTTATCTTTGTCTAAACGAAGTTTCCAAAAACCTAAGAATACTATGAACGAATTTGAAAAAGCTATTAGAGCCAAAATGGGTCTTTCTGATACGGATAAGCTTACCGTGGGTATGGTGGCTCAACTTAACTTGAAAGATGCTTCAATCGAGGAAGTAACTGACAAGCATAAATTAGGTCTTGCAGCTTATGAAGCTTTAAAGCCTATCAAAACTGTTGCACTTAATGATAAAGGAGAAAAAGAGGAATCTGAAACTTCTTTTGAGAAAGAAGGGAAATTGGAATTATCGGATGACTTCGCTACTAAGAACGTTTTAATCTCAGAGGAGGCTTTGAGCGGTTTAATTGCCGATAAAGCTACCTTAGCTACCGAGAAAGAAAGTTTAGCCTCTGAGAAGGCTAAATTGGAGGCTACGGCTAAAATTGGTCAAGAGTATTTAACCATGCAGAAGAATGAAGCCATTCGTTTGTACAAATTATCTACTGAGGAGGCTGATGACAACGTTATCGAGTTATTTCAGAAAGCAGAACCGGAACAAGTTACAGGTTTACTCAAGCAGTACACTAAAGGCGTTGTTCATAAGTTTGGAGGTAAGTGTAAATCTTGCGGTTCAGATGAGTTCGATTTTAGAAGTACGGTAGCAGGGGACGCAGCGGAAACTGAGGAGTTCCCTAGCATGGACAGCTTTGAGGATATGCACAAAAAGTACGATCAACCGAAATTTGCCATTGGTAAATAACTGTTAATAACTTGACTTGTAAAAACGAGAAAGAAATTTAAAATTTGTTACAACAAAAATATACGCTATGAACACTATAGGAGGCACAACAGTAAATTTAGTATCACATGAAGAATTGTATGCAATTGCACACAGTTTTGAGTGTACTGCATCCGTTGAAAAATCTTGCATCGTTAAGATGAATAATGACGGTACAGTTAGCCCTGTTGAAGCCGTAACTGATAAACCTTTCGGTATGGTTACTGTAGGTTGTAAAAATGCTGATGAGAAAGTAACTGTTCTTTCTCCATACGTGGCTATAGTAAAAGGATACGCAGACGGGGTTATTGATGAGGGAGAGTATGTAAATGCTAAGGCTTGGGAAGCTACTGAGGGTAAAATGGAGTACAAGGTTGCTGCTGCTGCTTCTCACGCTGTAGGACAATGTATCATTGGAGGTGCTGACAATACTGAGGTAACAATCGGTATTTTGAGAGTTCCGGTTACACAACCTGCTGCATAATTAAAAATTGAATAAAGAACTTTACAAAAACGATAAGTTATGAATACTTTTAAAGAGAGAGCAAACTTTGTAAAAACTGCGGTTACTAAGAATAAAGGGGCTATGCCTCAGATTTCTAAGGATAACGCCAAAGAAGGCGTTACCACGGTTAAATTGAAGGAAGCTATCTTGGCTGATATGCCTGCTGCGATTAAGCAGTTGAATTCCCTTAGAGCAGGAAGTAAAGACAGGAGAGCGGTGGACGTTTCTTTCGGTCAGTATGCTCAAGACAAATGGGGATTCTCGCCTGAGGATAACACTCAAGCACCTCAATCTTTATTCGAGGCGTTACAAGTGGACCCTTCAAGAATGACGGTTGATAGTTTGATGACTATGCCTGAGTTTGAGGAAGGTTACAGATGGTTAGTCCCTGAGGTTATTCGTGAAGCTATTCGTTTAGGTTTAAGAAAAGAGCCTGCATACCAATCATTGATTGCAGGAGAGGAAACGGTTACGCAGCCTACCGTTATCATGCCACATATCAATATGAGTCATGCAATGCCTAAGAAATTAGGGGAGACTGAGACTATTCCAACAGGAAACGTTTCTTTCGGTCAAAAGACTGTTCAAATCCACAAAGTAGGTACAGGGCTTACCATCTCAGATGAGGTGCAGCAACAAGTATCAATCAACTTACTTGCATTATACTTGCAGGATGTTGGAACCAAGGTAAACTTGGCTCTTGATACCTTGGCTATCTCTACTTTGATTAATGGAGACCAAGCAGACGGCTCAGAAGCGGCTCCTGTTATCGGAGTTGAAGCTACTAATGATGGATTCACTTATTACGATTTACTTAGAGCGTGGGTACGTTTAGGTATTTTGGGAAGAAGCCCTAAGGGGATGATTTCAAATGAGAATCCTGCTTTAGAGATTCTTCAATTACCCGAGTTCAAAGGTTTTAATGGAGTTTCAAAAACTCAGAACATTAACTTGAAAACTCCTGTACCTCAGACTCAAGATTATTGGGTTCACGGTGCGATGCCTTCTGATAACAAATTGATGATGGTGGATACCTCAAGTGCTTTAATCAAGTTGAACTTGAACGCACTTAGAGTAGAATCAGAGCGAATTGTTAACCGTCAGTTACAAGGAACTTATGTAACTCTTCATACAGGATTTGCCTCCTTGTTTAGAGATGCAAGGTTATTGATTGACAAATCTCAAGCGTTCTCAGCAGCAGGCTTCCCTGAGTGGATGAACGCCGCACAAGTTCAGAAAGAGACTTTCAAAGCTTAAAAACTAATCTACAAAAAGCCTAAGGAATCCCTTAGGCTTTTTGGCTTTAAAAATAAATAAGATGTTTAAGGAAAACGTTTACGTAAAATTAAAAGACAATACGAGTGTGTTTACAGATATGCACTCAGGTCATAGTATAGTTAGAAAGCAACTTGGAGAGTTCGCCCCGACTGAACAAGTGAGGGCGGCTATTAAAGGGGGTGCTTTAGTTAAAGTAACCAAGGAGGATTTCAAAGCTTATGAGAAGGCTCAGAAAGCCGATAAAAAAGAACAGGCTCCTGCTTCTACTGATAAGTACAAAGGAATGACTAATGATGAATTGGAAGATGAGTTGTTTGCTAAAAAAGTAGATTTCCCTGTAGGTAATACTGTCAAAAAAGATTTGTTAGTTTTACTACAGACGGATGATGAAGGCAAGACCAAGGAGGAGGACAAGATTGTTCTTGAAGAGGGTCAGTACATTATCACTCATGCAGCTTTAAAAGCTAACCCTGATTTGGATGCAGAGTTCAACGCAGGCGATGTAGCTACACACGAATCGGAGGAAGGTTCCGAAGAAGAGGAGTAGTATCCTAACGTTTAAAATTAAAAAGCCTGTCTTAACCGATGGGCTTTTTTCGTTATATTTGAAGTATAAAACAGTATCCAATGGCTTTCCCTACAGATCATAATTCAGTTGCAAATAGTATGCACCAAATGGTGTATAACAAAATTAGCTTCTTAATTCAGTCAGAAACTACCGATGAGTTGATTTCTAACTACATTTTGGAGACTTGTGGCGAATTTGAGGCGTGCTTATCTATTGATGGAGACGTAGGCTTAGAGGGCAGCTATTCGATTGCTCAGAAAAGTTTCATTACGGATTTGGTAGTGGTTTCCTTATTGGCTAGGATAGCTGCTGAGAACTCTAGTGGGTCTAATACTTTCCTTTCGGCTGCAAAAGCAGGTTCAGTTGAGGTAGCCTACGAACAGTTTGATGATAAAGCAGGCTTAACCATGAGTGCTGAGAAGTTACAAGCGTTTTATAAGGAGCAGGGAGAGCGTAGAGGGCTTAAATTAGGCTGTAAGGTAACCGTATTGGAATCTGATTTAATAGGTAATACCGAAGTAGGTTTTAAAGTCGTTAGCGGATGAGTTTACTGAGCGAAAAACAGAAAACGGATATTTTAGGGGCTATAAAAATGGTTACGGATACCTTTTTTGTAACTCCTGTTACTTTCCATCATTCTACCAAGGGTTTTGATAGGTTTAATGAGACTTTTTCAGGTACAGAGGAGAATATTACTGTAAATTGCTTAGTAGAATACCCCTCCTCAGGTGCTAATACTACAGAAGTAGAGGGGGCAGCGCAGGAGGTCGATTATGCAGTTAAAGTTTCTATGAATTATGCCGATGCGAAGGAGCAGGGCTTACACAATGAGGACGATTTTACCATCCTGAGCAGTACAGATGACTATTTCACTACCAATGGGGTTAAGTACAAGATAAAGCAGGTGTATTTAGATGGACCTTTGCAGAAAGAGAATGTTTTACTTATTGTTTTAGGGGAGAAAGATAATAAGGTGGCATAATGGGAGCAAACAAAACAGGAGATTGGGCTAGAGTTAGACACTTGATTAACTCTATGGGACCTAAGATGAAGGAGGCACAGTCTGAGGTACTCCATGCGTGGGCTATGAAGGCAGAAAAGATAGCTGTTACCCACTTGAGTTTACAGGATTTGGGTTGGAAGCCTTTAAAAGCTTCCACCTTGGCAGCTAAAATTAGGAGAGGAGGAAGTAATCAAATAT